TCTGCACCATTTAGAGGTGTTACTCCACCTGCAACAACAGCTAGTGCTCATTTAGCAGGAGCTACAGTGTTAGGATCAAGACCAGTTACAATGATACAAACAACAGTTACCAATGCCGCTAATACAATAGTCACAGAAGAAAATAGTTTTCTTGCTAGAGTAGTAAATGGGGCTACATGGAACTCAGCAGGGTCAGGTGGTGGTTTACAGTGTACATATGGCCCATTAAATGATAAGGCTTAACCATGTCAGGACTTTCATTTTATACATACACAACACTTAAACAAGCTATTTTAGATTATACTGAAGTAGACGCTAATGTATTTACAACCACTATTTTAGATGGTTTTATTATGGCTGCGCAACATAGAATTAATTTAGATATTCCTATGGATTCAGATAGACATGTTCAAGAGGGAACATTTGCCGCTGATGTAAATAACGTAAGAGTATCAGCAGGAGCTTTATTTGTAAGAGGAGTAGAAGTGTTTAGTGTAGCCAATACCACTGAACAAGGTACATGGTTAGAGAGACGTGATCAAACTTTTTTATCTGAATACGTTGGCAGATTAACAGGACCAGAAGGTTCTGCTACAGGTCAAGATGTAACGGGTCTTCCTAAATATTACTCTATGTTTGGTGGAGCAACGGGATTAAGTGATACAACATCAGGATCTATTTATTTAGCACCTACACCAGATGTTAATTATAGATTTAGAATATATTATAACAAAATGCCCGTGGGTCTTGGTTCAGGAGGAGAAGGTAATTCTACTACTTATATAAGCAATTACTTCCCTCAAGGGCTTTTATATGCATGTTTAGTAGAAGCATTTATGTTTTTAAAAGGTCCAACAGACATGTTGACACTATATGAAAATAGATATAAAACCGAACTACAAAAGTTTGCAGCAATGCAAGTTGGAAGAAGAAGACGAGACGATTACACAGATGGTACAATAAGAATACCAATCGAGTCACCGCCTCAATAACATGTTGACATTATACAACTCAAAGTATAAACAAAAAGTAGGAGAAAAAAATTATGGCAATAGTATCAGCAGTATGTAACACATTTAAAACAGAAGTATTAAAAGCAGTTCACAATTTTACTGCAACATCTGGTAATAGTTTTAAACTAGCTTTATATACAAGTTCAGCAACTATGGGTGCCGCAACAACAGCTTACGCTACAACAAACGAAATAACTAATACAGCAGGATCAGCTTACACAGCTGGTGGGAAAGCACTTACAAGTGTTACTCCAGCTTTAGATGGATCAACAGCATGTTGTGATTTTGCAAATATAAGTTTTACATCAGCTTCATTTACAGCTAATGGTTGTTTAATTTATAATGATACTGCAACAGGTGATCCTGGAGTTTGTGTAGTTGCATTTGGCGGAGACAAAACTGTAACTAGTGGAACTTTTACAATTGAATTTCCAGCAGCAGACGCGTCTAACGCTATCGTGAGAATAGCATAAGGAGTTCCTCCTTATGTCGTTAATCCGAACATTTACAGTCACAGTACAAAGCACCGGTGGTGGTAATAAATATTTTATTGATGGAGTTCAACAAGACACAGTAGTCTTAGCTGAAGGTTATACATATAAATTTGATCAAGCAGATAGTTCTAATAATAGTCACCCTTTAAGATTTTCAACAACAAGTGATGGCACATGGAGTGGTGGTTCTGAATATACAACAGGTATAACCACAAATGGTACTCCAGGAAATGCAGGAGCTTACACTCAAATTGTAGTAGCAGATTCCGCTCCACAACTCTATTATTATTGCACCAATCACTCAGGTATGGGTGGAGCAGCAAACACAGAATCTTCAGACACTTGGGGACTTTTACAATGGAATCAAAATAGTTGGGGAGATCAAGATAGTATTTCTATATCTCTTACTGGAGTATCGTGTACATCATCTACTAGCTCCCTTACAACTGAAATTATTCCAGATACAGGTTGGGGTTCTGATGCATGGGGTATAGAAAATTGGGGAGAGTCCTCTCTTGACATATTACTAACAGGTGTTTCAGCAACATCTTCAGTAGGTTCAATTTCACCTACAGAAAATGTAATGGGACTAACAGGTCTTTCAACAACATCTTCAGTAGGATCAATATCTCCAACAACCAGTGTCTCATTATCTTTAACAGGTGTATCATCAACATCTTCAGTTGGATCATTTTTAATTGGAGTGGGAATTGACGTACCACTAACAGGTCTTTCAACAACATCTTCAGTTGGATCATTATCTCCAACAACCAGTCTTTCATTAGCTTTAACAGGTGTATCATCAACATCTTCAGTTGGATCATTATCTCCAACAAGCAGTGTCTCATTAGCTTTAACAGGTGTATCATCAACGTCTTCAGTAGGATCAATTTCACCTACAGAAAATGTAATGGGACTAACAGGTCTTTCAACAACATCTTCAGTAGGATCAATATCAATTGAATCAAACGAAGAAGCATTATTAGATGGTCAATCGGCAACTGTTGGTCTAGGGGGTGTAATTATTTTTGCAGGAGCTAATTTAACACCTGCTGGAACTTTATCAACTTCTGCTGTTGGTTCATTATCTCCAACAACTAGTCTTTCATTAACTTTAACAGGTCTTTCAACAACATCTTCAGTAGGTTCACCTCAAGTTGGAACGGCCGTACAACTAACAGGTCTTTCAACAACATCTTCAGTAGGTTCACTTGGATTAGGGTTAACAGTATTTCCAACTGGAGTATCAGCAACTTCTTCTGTAGGATCGTTGGTCCCTGCAATAGGGGTTCCATTAACAGGACTAACAACAACTTCTGCAGTTGGAACAATTTCACCTACAGAAAATGTAATGGGCTTGACTGGAGTATCAGCTACATCTTCAGTAGGTTCAATTGATATTGGGTTATCAATATTCCCAACCGGAGTATCAGCCACATCATCTGTGGGATCTCTAGTTATAGGAGTTGGGGTTCCGTTAACAGGACTAACAACAACATCTTCAGTAGGTTCTGCTACACCTAGTATATCAAAAGAAATTTTACTAACTGGAGTATTAGCCACTGCTAGTGTAGGAAATATAGCACCTCTAGGATTTAAAGATATTACAGGAACACAAAGCGCTAATTATAGTGATGTAACGGCAACTCAAAGTGCTGGTTATACGAATGTTAATGGTATATAATGTCATTGACTTTATAAATAATATAAAATAAAGATCTAATTAGGAGAACAAAATCTATGGCGTCTACATATAACTATTTAGGTATAGAACTTATGGAAACTGGCGAAAATGCTGGTACATGGGGAACTAAAACTAACACTAATTTAAATATTATTCAACAAGCAGCTTCTGGGTATCATTCACAGTCAGTTAGCTTAGCTGGAAATGGAGCTAATACAACTATACTAGCTATTACAGATGGAGATTCTACTTCTACAACAGATAGTTTAACTAACGCTGCAAGAAATACAGTTATAGAATTAACAGGAACTATTACAGGAAATAAAATTGTAACTATTCCAAATGGTACAGAAAAAATGTACCTAATTAAAAATTCAACATCAGGTTCATTTACTGTACAAATAAAGGGTGCTTCTGACTCAGGTTCAGGTACAACTTTTTTAGCAACAGAAAAAGACACAAAATTAATTTACATCAATGGTCAAGACGTTACTAACGTAGAGTTAGGATCAGGCGGAACTTCTTGGCAAGCTAAAAAAACATCAAGTTTTTCTGCGGTTGCAGGACAAGGGTATTTTGTTGACACTGCTACAGGTAGTGCTGCTATCACTGCAACACTTCCTGGTTCTGCTGTAATTGGGGATACAATATCATTCATAGATTATGCTGGCAATTTTGCTACACATAAGTTAGAAATAGCTAGAAACGGGCATAACATATCAGGAGCGGCATCTAACTTAGATGTTGAAACTAATAATGCTGGTTTACAGTTAGTTTATGTTGACGCGACAAAAGGATGGTTAATACAAACTAAATAAGGAAATAAATTATGGCTACATATCGATCAATTAAATATGCTTTTAGTGGTGCTGCAATTACAGACCCTAGTATTATTGAAAGTCCAACAGTTCAATCAATTAGTCCTGTTTCTTTTACAGCAGCTCAATTGCCTGGAACTATTACAATTACAGGAACAGCTTTCGTTCCTGGAAACACGGTAAATTTTATTCCTGCTACAGGAGCTGCAATAGCTTCACCTTCAGTAGCTTTTCAAAGTGTTACTGCAATGACAGCAGGTGTGCCAGCAACTGTAACAGATGCAGGCGAGCCTTATGATATACAGGTTATAGGTAGTGTTGCAGGACAAAAAGATAATCTTTTAAGTATTGATGGCAATCCTGTTTTTGGAACTGCAGCGGGATCTCTTGGAACAATTAGTGATGGAACGAGATCAACATATTCTTTATCAGCAGCAACAGCAACAGACCCAGAAGGTGTAGCTGTTACTCACGCAATTACAACTGGATCAGTATCTCCAGGTTTAACTTTTAACGCACCAGCAGGAACTATTACAGGAACAGCATCAGCTGTACCTTCAGGTTCTGTTACGTCTAACTTTACAGTTAGAGCTACAGCTGGATCACAAACAACAGACAGAGCTTTTACAATCACAGTATCAGCACCTGTTACACAAGCCATTACATCCACAGGAGCTGGAACTTTTTCTGCTCCATTTACTGGAAATGTAACTCTTTTAGCAATCGGTTCTGGCGGTGGATCTGGATCTGAAAATAATGGTGGAGGCGGAGCCGGAGGATTAGTGCTTCATCCATCTTACGCAGTACAACAAGGAACTTCTTATCCTTACGTTGTAGCTGCATCTACTTCAGCTAGTCCTAGATCAACTGATACAACTTTTGGTGCAGGATCTGGAACGGACGCCACATTTATTACTGCTATGGGCGGTGGAAATGGTGGTAGTGCACATGAAGGTGGATCTGGCGGTGGAAAATCTCACTCACCAGGACCTGGCGGAGCAGGAATTCAAACAACATCACCTTTAATTTCTGCAGACAGTAGAACATACGGTTTTGGAAATAATGGTGGAGCATCAGGAACACACAGTTATCCTGGACACCCATCTGGAGGTGGAGGCGGAGCCGGTGGAGTTGGCGGAAATGGATCGGGAACTTCAACTGCAGGAAACGGTGGGCCTGGAAAAGATGTATCATCAACTTTTGGAACAACTCACGGAGTCAGCGGAGTTTTTGCTGGCGGTGGTGGTGGAGGAATTCACCAAACTGGATCGTGGGGATCAGGCGGATCTGGGGGTGGAGGCTCTCGAAGTCAATCAGGAACTGCAAATACCGGAAGCGGCGGAGGAGCAGGATCTACGACTGGGTCATCAGGTATAATTATATTAAAGTATTAAGGGATAAAAATTATGGATAATAACGAGTGTCAAATTAAATACGGAGATAGCGGAACTCCTTTCGTTATACAAAAAGGTGCTTGGGGATCTTTTTATAAAAATAATCTTGAAGGAAATCCTACTCAATACATAATGGTTGATGAAAATGGTGGTCCTTCTACTAATGATTTTTCTATTCCTTTTAAAACTGATGCTGAAGCTATAGATTACGTTGGTCATTTTTGGCCGTCAGGATCATAATCTAGACACATTTCCATAATAGAAAGACCATAATAGAAAGATATGGATATATTTGCGTGTAAAATAAAAGAATCACATTTAGATGTAGATAATGATAAATTATATACTTTAATATCTAACCTCTATTCTCAACATGCAGGTAGAAGCGAGTCTAATAAAGGTGGTTGGCAATCAGAAAATATAATATTTGAATTACCTAGTTTCGTAGATAAACTTAAACCTATTGTAAAAGAGTATATGGATGAAATAAAACTTAATATAGAGTTAGACATTACTCAAGTATGGGCTAATATAAATAAATATAAAGATTATAATGCTCAACATTTTCACTTACAATCTAATTTTACAGGTGTTTATTTTGTAAAAGGAAAAAAAGAAACAGGTAATTTATTGTTACACAATCCTTTTACAAATTTTAATTATTGTTGGTTTAATGGAAAACTTGTAAATATAATAAAACCTAATCAATACAATAGTCAGGTTGTAAAAATATACCCACAACCAGGAAAATTAATAGTTTTTCCATCTTGGCTACAACACAGTGTAGAGCCTAATTTGACAAAAGAAGAAAGAGTCTCTATATCTTTTGATATAAATTAATTATGTTTTTTAAAAAGAAAGAAAAATTAACAGTTTGGTCAGTCATTCCCGACTTAGAAAAAATAGGAGCAGGTCCTGTTCCAGCTAAAAAATTTTATCCAGAATGGTTTAGAAAAATGCAAAAAGAAAGAAACGTACAAAGTGAACCTGAAAAATTTGACTTATCAGGTCATCAAAATTTTAATAATATAAAACATTGTCCTTCTTTTCCATGGTGGTTTTCTCAAGGTTATGTTTTACCTCTATGGTGCGATTTACAACTATATATAAAAAATGGTCAAGTTTTTTGGACATCTCCTATGAATGAGTTTCAATTTGATTTTCATTCACGTGATCAATTTGAAGACTACATTCCTAAACATGCTGCTGATAAAATCTTAGCAGTTTTAAAACCTATTGGTCCTTTTAGATTTAAAACACCTCCGGGTTGGCAAATACAACAAATGCCTATGTATTTTGAATACAATGAAGTGTTTGATGTATTACCTGGAATTATACCTACTTCTAAATATTTTGAAGTTAACCCACAAATGCTTTTAAAAAAATCTGCTTTTACTAAAGAAAATAACTACAGTGTAATTATACCTAGAGGGACACCATTAGCAATGTATGTACCTATTCCAGAAAAAACTTTAGAGTTAGACTTAATTGAAGAAACACCAGAATTAAAAATAGAAAATAGAGTTGCAGTATTAGGAGTCAATAGCAAATTTAAAAAAAGATGGAAAGCTTATGCAGCCAAATGTCCTTATAAAAAATAATTTTTTATCAGAAGATAAATTCTTGTTTATTGAAGATGCTGTTAATTCAAATCAGTTTCCATATTATTGGCAGGGTCAGGCAACAGATATAAAACCTGATGGTATTTATTTATGGAGCCATAGATTATTTGATATAGATGAAAAAGAAGGTGTTTTAAGTAATGCTTATGATTACATAGTTCCTTCTATAACAAAACAATTGCCTGACTTTAACAAATTATTGAGAGCTAAAATTAATTTATATACAAATCAAAATAAAAAACTTTTAAGTCCTTGGCATGTAGATATGTTTTGTCCACATAAGGTCGCATTGTTTTCTATTAATACTAATAATGGATATACAGAATTTGATGAAGGCGCTCTTTACAAATCAGAAAAAAACGCTATATTATTATTTAATGGCAAACTTAAACATCGAGCAGCTATTCAAACTGATACAGACAAAAGGATAAATATAAATATAGATTATGAGTAAAGAAATTGAACGTCAAGTACTTCCTTTATTTTCAAGACCTATTTACATTGTAAAAGGATACGATTTAAACAAAGAAGAAATGGATGCTGTGCAATTAGAAAAAAATCAGATTATTGATAATGCTGGTAAAAACTATACATCTAAAGATTCTTATATTTTTAACAAACCAGCTTTTAAAAATTTAGCAGATTGGATTAGAAAAGAAATGGAAATTTATTTTTATGATTTTTTACAATTTAATAAAAACACAAAATTAAGATTTACACAATCATGGTTAAACTATAATCCTGAAGACACATTTCATCATGTTCATACACACCCTAATTCTATTATATCTGGAGTTTATTTTATTCAAGGAGACCAGCAACCTATTTTATTTGAAAGATTTGAAAATGATCATTTATTTGGAAACATAATACCAGAGGTAGATAAATATAATTATTATAATTGTGGCAGCTGGAAGGTTACAAATAAACCGGGGTATTTACTTTTGTTTCCATCTAGTGTAAAACATGGCGTAGTTATGAACACATCAAAAGAAGAAAGAATTTCATTATCATTTAATACTTTTGCCAAAGGAACTTTAGGTAAAAAATTAGGATTAACTGAATTAACATTATGATTAAACCAAATAAAATTGTTATAGTAGGTGGTGGTTCTGCAGGATGGATGACTGCAGCTACTTTAATTAAAGTCTTTCCAGACAAAGATATCACGCTAGTTGAAAGTGCAAACACACCAACAGTTGGTGTAGGAGAAAGTACATTAGGTCAAATAAATTCTTGGATGTCTTTAATTGGAATTAAAGACGAAGAGTTTATGAAAGCAACAGATGCTACTTATAAACTTTCTATTAGATTTGATGAGTTTTATAAAAAAGGTGCTGGCCATTTTCATTATCCTTTTGGTAACCCTGATTTTAATGGGACACATTTTAATTTTAATGATTGGTGGTTTAAGAAAAAATTGTATCCAGAAACACAATACCATGACTTTGCAGAAAAATATTTTCCAGCAATTACTTTATTAAACAAAAATAAAATTACAGATAAATTAAATCAATTAAAAGGTTGGAATTTTCAAACAGACACAGCTTATCATTTTGATGCAACTAAGTTTGGTTTGTTTTTAAAATCACATCATTGTTTAAACAAAGGTGTTAAATACGTAGTTGGAGATGTTACTGACACTACTCTTGATGAACACGGTATTAAAGAAATAATTATAGATAAGTCTATTCCTATAAAAGCAGATTTATTTATAGACTGTACAGGATTTAAATCTTTATTGTTAGCTGGAGCATTAAAAGAACCCTTTGAATCTTATGAAGATTTTTTACCAAATAATTCTGCGTGGGCTACAAAAATTAAATATAAGGATGCTAAAAAAGAAATGGTAGGTTATACTAATTGTCATGCTATAGAAAATGGTTGGTGTTGGGAAATACCTTTATGGCATAGATGGGGAACAGGTTATGTTTATTCTGATAAATATGTTAGTAATGAAGAAGCTTTAGTAGAGTTTAAAAATCATATTAAAAAAAGATTTCCATACGCAGACACAGAAGAACTTGAGTACAAAAATATTAAAATGCGTGTTGGTGTACATCACAGAACTTGGGTTAAAAATGTATGTGCGATAGGGTTATCTGCTGGGTTTATAGAACCTTTAGAAAGTAACGGTTTATATACTACACATGAATTTTTATTTAAATTAGTTAAAGCATTAGAAAGAGATCATGTAAATAAATTTGATATTGATGCGTATAACATGCAGAACAAATGGATTTTTAGAAACTTTGCAGAGTTTGTTGGTATGCATTATGCACTAACCGGCAGAGATGATACACAATACTGGCGAGATTGTCAGTCTAGAAACTATGCATCTGAAGAAATGGACAATCTACAAGTATCTAGAATAGTAGGTTTTCAAGAAGCTGCTTATAATAAGTACCATCGTAACGAATTTGGTGATGGTGGCTTTCCTTGTATTGCTGCAGGTATGCATTGGTCACCAGTTACTGGATCTGACGCAACCTATAGTAGAGCCTGGTTAACAGAAGGAGACCATAAAATTATGTGGCAAAAAATTACAGAAAATTTAGATAAAAAAGTAGTGGAGTGGGAAAAAATGATTAAAGACTGTCCTACTTATTACGACTATATAAAGGAGAAATTTCATAGTGATTGATTATGAATTAAACAATCCTCATACAGAAACTGATTTTGAAATAAAATCATCTGATATATGGTTTGGACAGGTAGTTAAAAAATATATTTTACCACCTTCTTTATTAAAAAAATTAAACGATGAAATTACTAGTAGACAAGATCATCCAGATTGGAAAGATTATTTAGCCGGACATTTAGATATACAAAGAATGTTGTATTTTAAAGATGATAAAGGTCAAATAAAACAAAGTGTTTCTGATTCTTTTGTAGGTGCTATAAAAAACTTAGCTCACGACTATTTAAATTTATTGCCTCATCTTAAATCATATAAAACTGATTTAGTAACTGTATGGTATAATGATCAAAAAAAATATGAATACAATCCTATTCATGGACATAATGGTAGAAGCCCTGTTGGAATTACAGGTGTATTATATTTAAAAGTTCCAAAAGAAATTAATGAAGGAAAGAAAATAAAACAATTTTTTAATAATTCTTCTGCAAATGGAAGAACTCATATTTTTGCTAACAACGCATGTCAATTATCTAGACGTTCTTTTTTACCACCTTTAGCAGAAGGAGATTTTTATATTTTTCCGTATGACATGCAACATTTAGTGTATCCTTTTACTGCAGACGTCACTCGAAGAAGTTTAAGTTTTAATATGGATGTATATGATTCGGAGTTTACAGAGTAATGCTATCATTTAAAGACACTAGTATAACACAAGAAAAAGCAGAAAAACAAATTGATGGTCTTTGTAAAAAACAAGATGGTGTTACAATGACCAATATTATCGATGTAGAAAATTCTAAAAAACTTGTGTCTTTTATACAAAAAAATAAAAGTGAGGGTCAGGATAGTCCTGCTGGTGTAGTAAAAACTTCTGATGTAATTCTATGTCCATGGTATCAATTACAAAACAAACTTCCTTATTTACTAGATAAAGTATACCATGCCAACAGTCACTATTTTGGTTTTGAAATTGATCCCACTACAGCTGATCAAGCTTTAAATCTAAATACATATAGACCAGGACAAGAATATAAATACCATCAAGATGGAAGTGACTATGCAACTAATGATTTAAAACTTACTTGTTTATTAAATGTTTCTACCGAACCCTATGAAGGTGGTGATTTTTATTTAAAGTATGGAGAAGAAGATAAAAAAATAGAGTTTCCTCCTGGATCTTTATTTGTATTTAAACCTTATGTATTTCATAGAGTTACACCAGTAACTAAAGGAGTACGTAGAACTTTAACATTGTGGATGTATGGACCTAGGTGGAGATAGTATAGAAGTAATAGATAATTTTTTATCTGAAGAAAATTTTAAAAAAGTATCTGCTGCAATGAATTCTGATATGTTTCCATGGTACTTTAATGAAGCTGTAGCAGACTCTCAAGACACAGATAATTTTTATTTTACACATGTTTTTTATAGAGACTCTAAAGTAGAGTCACCAAATTTTAATTTAGTATTAACACCCTTACTTCAAAAACTTCCACACGGTAATTTATACCGATCAAAAGCAAATCTGTTTGTTAGACAAGATAAACAAATTACAAATGGTAAGCATGTAGATCTAACGGATGCACCACCTAATTTTCAAACAGCAGTGTATTATGTAAATTCTAATAATGGTGGTACTTTAATAGGCGATAGATTAATAGAATCTAAAGCTAATCGAATACTTATTATGAAAGAAAATTTAGAACATGCAAGCGTTGGTCCTACGGATGAAAAAAAAAGAATAGTAGTTAATATTAATTATATATTACAAGAATTAAGTGCTCCTACAGGAACTACTATTTTAGATTAATGGCTTTTATTTTAAAACATCCAAACTATTTTAAAGTAAGAGAGTGTATAGACAAAGAAAAAGTTAAATTTTGTTATGACTATTTGTGTCTTAGAAAAAAAATATATAACACAATGATAGATACTAAATACATAAATAAAAAAGATGAGGTGTTTGGTATTGCCGGAGATCCAGAAGTTCCTACTGCGTATGCAATATATGGAGATCCTGTAATGGAATTATTATTAATAGAATGCAAAAAACAAATAGACATAATCTTTGAAAAAGAAGTCTACCCTACTTTTAGTTATGCTAGATTATATACACAAGGTAATATACTAAACAAACATAAAGATAGACCTTCTTGTGAAATAGCTGCTAGTCTTTACTTAGGTGGAGAGTCATGGCCTTTTTATATAGCAGGAGAAAAAATAAATATGGATATTGGAGACTTAGTAGTATATGATGGAGCTAATGTTGAACATTGGAGAGAAGAACTTAAAACTGGACAATGCGGGCAAGTTTTTTTATTCTATTCAATAAACAAGGAGAAAGAATTTGATGGTAAACCACACATAGGTTTGCCTTTTGAATTTGCAAAAAATGGATAAACTTACAGATTACATACAGATTACAAATGATTTACCACATGATATATGTGATAAACTTATAGAAAAAACAGAAACTAGAAGTTGGGACAAACATCATTGGTATAGCGTAGAGGATGAATACAAAGGTAAAAACCCCGTTGCTAGTTACGATAAAGAACTAGATGTTCAATTAGCATCAGATGATGATGCAAGAGAAATACTGCCTCATTTGGATAAAGCTTTAAAAGTTTACTATGAAAAATATTCAGAACATAGTATTTTTTCTAGAGTATCAAAAATAAGATTTAATAAATACAAACCAGGGACTTTAATGCGTCCTCATATAGACCATATTCATGATATATTTGATGGAAAAATAAAAGGAATTCCTGTTGTATCTATTATCGGTTGTCTTAATGATGACTTTAAAGGTGCTAATTTTATATTGTGTGGCAATAAAATAGAACTTAAAAAAGGAGATATTCTTTTGTTTCCTTCTAATTTTATGTACCCCCATCAAGTTACTGAAAGCATTGAAGGGGTTAGATACTCATTTGTAGCTTGGGCTTTTTAAGAATTGAAAAGTCTTTTAATCTAGTATACACCCTAATAAACTAGGGATTAATATGTTACAAAAATTAGGATTTCTACCAGGATTTAATAAACAAGTTACATCTACCGGCGCTGAATCACAGTGGGTGGGAGGTGAAAACGTACGTTTTAGGTATGGCACACCAGAAAAAATAGGTGGTTGGAATCAATTAGGTGTATCAAAACTTACAGGCGCAGGGAGAAAATTACATCATTTTGTTAATTCTACTTCTACTAAATTTGCAGCTATAGGTACTAATAGAATTCTATATGTTTATTCTGGTGGTATTTACTATGATATACACCCCTTGGTTAATCCAAGTGGAACAGCTATTACAAATGCGTTTAGCACGGTTAATGGATCAAAGTCTGTAACCATTACTTTTCCTACTTCACACACTTTTCAAATAGGTGATATTATAATGTTTGGTGACGCAAGTACATTTAGTGCTATTACTAACTCTAATTATACAGCCACAGATTTTGCAGGAAAAAAATTTATGGTTGCTTCTATTCCAACAGCAGATCAAATTACTATTACAGCAGAAAATGCTGAAACAGGTTCAGGAGCAACTACATCAGGAGGTATTACTTACTATCAATACTACCACGTAGGGCCAGCAGAACAAGTTGGAGCTTTTGGTTGGGGTATTGCATTGTGGGGTGGAAGCACACTAGGTGTTGCAACAACAACTTTAAATGGTTTATTAGGAGATAATACGAGTGGGAACAATGGTTCAGCTACAGAAATTACATTAGCAAGTGTAACCGGATTTCCTTCAGCAGGGACTAACTATGTTCAAATTGGTGCTGAAGAAATATCTTACACAGGAATTACAGGATTAAAATTAACAGGAATTACTAGAGCTTCCAGAGGATCTACGAGGTCTGCACACAGCAATGGTGCAACAGTAACTAATACTTCAGCATGGACTGGATGGGGTTCACCCGCAGCTAACACTGATAAAGTAGCCGACCCTGGTTTGTGGTCCTTGGACAATTTAGGTACAACTCTTATTGCATTAATTCATAATGGAGAATGCTTTGAATGGGATGGTGATTCTCCTACAGCCACAGCTACAAGAGCTACAATAATAGTTGGTGCACCAACAGCATCAAGAGACATGTTGGTGTCAACTCCTGATCGTCACTTAGTATTTTTTGGAACAGAAACAACTATTGGAGATAAAACTACTCAAGATGATATGTTTATAAGATTTTCATCTCAAGAAAATATAAATGATTACACACCAACAGCAATCAACAGTGCTGGTACACAAAGACTGGCTTCTGGATCACGGATCATGGGCGCTAAACTTGGTAGAAATGCAATTTACATCTGGAGTGACACTTCTTTATTTACTATGAGATTTGTTGGAACTCCATTTACATTTGCCTACGAACAAGTTGGAACTAACTGTGGGTTGATTGGTATGAATGCAGCAGTAGAAGTTGATGGCGCTGCTTACTGGATGTCTGATAATGGGTTCTTTAGGTATACTGGTAAACTAGAATCAATGGATTGTTTAGTTGAAGATTTTGTTTATGATGATTTAAATACTACATCTAATCAATTAGTTTATTGTGGTATTAATAATTTGTTTGGTGAGATTACTTGGTTTTATGCAACATCTACATCTAATGTAGTTAACCGTGCTGTGGTTTATAGTTATTTAGATTCAACAGCAAAAAGACCTATATGGCATACAAACGCCAATAGTTTATTTCAAAGAAGTACGTGGGAAGACTCAGCTGTTTTTGGTTTACCACATGCTACTAAATATAACGCAGGGGATGATGCATCGTTTGACGTAATAGGTAATACCGATGGTATAACAACTTATTTTGAACATGAAACAGGGTTTAATCAAGTAGAGGCAGGGGCTGTGACTACAGCGATACCTGCTAATATTACATCTGGTGATTATGATATTACACAAAAAGTTGTTAGAGGAGCAGCAACCAACATGGCCGACCTTAGAGGAGATGGTGAAAACATTATGAGGGTAAGTAGAATTGTTCCTGATTTTATATCTCAAAGTGGTGCTACTATTGTACAGTTAGATCTTAGAGACTATCCTAATAACACGGCTGCTAGTTCATCCTTAGGTCCTTTTACTATAACATCTACTACTACAAAAGTAGATACACGTGCAAGAGCAAGAGCTATAGCTCTTACCATATCTAACACTGCAGTGGATACTAGTTGGAAACTAGGGACATTTAGGTTAGATATACATGCTGGAGGAAGACGATAATGATAGATAAAAAAATAACTTTAAATGATTTAAAAAAGAAAGCTCCTAAGGGAGAATTTTTAGCTTACATAAATAAAGAAGAAGCAGCCGCGCTTAAAAGAGCGGGTGGTTCAGGTCATTTAGTTAATGGTATTCCAAGTTTTGTAGGTAGTGATTATTCAGAAAAAAGTGATGCAAACAAAAGTGGTTATCAAGGTGGAAATAGGGGTAGTGGTGGCTATCAAGGAAGTAACAACAAAACCAACAATCCATCAACTGGAGGAGAAGGAGGAAGTGGTGGTAACTTTAATCCAAATGTTACAGCTAAAGGTACACCGGTTACAACGGGTGATTTAAGTAGTAATTTACAAACTTATAATCACAACATAGCTACAGGTCAAGCATATAAAAATCCATATGGACCTGTTCAATACAATCCAAATGAAATAAAATTACAAAATTTTTACAATACAAGACCTAAAGTAAAAATTCCTAACTTAGGTCTTTCAGGAATGTTTTTAAATTTATTTAATAAAGGTGTAAATTCACCAATACAAAAAGTTGCAGATTTTAGTTCAAAAGGAAATAGAGCTTTTTTTGAAAAGGTAATAAGAGCTGGTAAAATAGATGGATTGGATTTTGGAACAGTTGCTGACATGACACCCGAACAATTAGAAAATGCTTATGATTCTTATATGGATAACAGAATGTCTGGTGCAACAGATGCATATGGCAATCCTATTGGTGATCAAGGTGGAGGAGGAATACAAACTATACCATTACAATATGCAATGTCTCCCAATGGTTTCGGTGAGGCAGAAGGTATTCAAACTGTAGCAAATGATCCTTTTGCTTCAAGATTTTTACAAAATCAACCTGATGATATTAGAGAAGGAATTGAATCAAGAATGCAAAACTATTACACAGTATAATGGCAAAAATAGTACAATCATTAACCAGAGCAAGTAACGAGTATGAACAAGACATAGCTCAATCATTAGTTAGAGATTTAGATGCGGTGTTGGAAAAATTAAACACTACATTTCAAGAAGAATT